GACCCCCGCCATGCAAATCGGCAGTGGGTGCCAAACCCACCTCACCGCCGACGAGCTGCCAACAGGCCGTCTGGTCTGTGCCGTCTCTCGGCATTATGTGGCAGTGATCGATGGTGTCATCAACGACACCTACGATTGCTCCCGTAAAGGCAAGCGTTGCGTGTACGGGTACTGGCGGTTGACCACCTAAGCCTCACGGCCCTCGGTCCACGGATCGGGGGTCTTTTCTTTTGGGAGGGGAACAAATTAAACGTCTCCCTTTATATATAGAGCTGAAAATAGAAAAAATATTTTAAAGTGAAAATGCCCGTAACCGGTGTAACCGTGTAACTTTCGGCAAAAAGTCTTTTATATATATAGACTTACAAGTTTCATAAATAGAAAAACAAAAGTGTAACGTAACCAAAGTTTATGTAACCAAGAAAGGACAGAAGTGCGTTAAGGGGGGTCTGACGAAAAAAAAATAAAAAAAATATTTCTGGCTATATATATAAAGAAGGGTTAATTTAAGGAAACTACCGCTTATTAACTGGAGAATAAAGTGGCTCGAAGAAAACAAGGGGATGTCGCCAAATCCACACCTGTTGTACAGAAAAGAAAAGCAGGGCGACCCAGAGCAACGAAGGCACAACCACTGACCCGAAAGCAGGAACTGTTTGTGAAAGAATTGGTTTCTAAAGACGGACAGATTACAATGCGGGAAGCAGCAATCAATGCTGGTTATCCTGCCTCATCTGCTCACACTCGGGCGTATGAGCTAACCAACCCACACATTAGTCCGCATGTTGTGAACGCAATACAAGCGTACAGGGCAGAGCTGGATGAAAAGTTTGGCGTGACTTACCAACGCCATCTTAGAGATTTGCAAACCATCAGAGATATGGCATTGCAAAACGGCGCATACTCAGCAGCCGTCCAAGCTGAGTATCGACGGGGGCAAGCGCAGGGCGACATTTATGTAAGTAAATCAGAAATCCGCCACGGCAGTATCGACAGCATGAGCAAAGACGATGTGCTAAAGGCGCTTGAGGAAATAAAGCAGAGCTATGCCCCGATCACTATCGACGTTACTCCCGAAGGACAAACAAATCCCAGCAACCGCGACAAAGCGCGAGGCAGACTTTTGGCGCATGATGAAGACGGGGATGGAGAAGAGTTCGAGGAAGATCAACGCGACGAGGCTTGAAACGTGGGCGATGCCCGGGGTTCCAGATGTTTTGTTGTGTGACGAGGAAGGCGACTTTCACTTTGTAGAATTGAAAGCAACGGGCGGTCGTGCTGTAGATTTACGTCCGCATCAAGTCGCGTGGCTTTCTAATCATGCACACGCAAGCGCATGGGTTTTGGTTTTGAAAAAGAAAACGAAGACAATGCCGCAAAAGATATTTCTGTACCCTGCAAACGCAGCAATGGATTTGAAGCTGGAAGGTTTAGACGTGGAGCCTTTGTTCGAGTGTGAGGGTGATCCAGACTGGAATGTAATTTTGGACTTGATTAGTCCCATAGGATCGCATAACATCGCATAGTCTCTTTAAATTACGGAGGAAATGAGATGAAAAAGTTTGAGGTAATCCGCCACTACACATGTTCTGCTGTTTACGAGGTCGAAGCTAATGACGAAGACCACGCATACAAACTAGCTTGCGAAGGCGAAGGCCACCGCAAAACGTATGAAGCCAGTGAAGACGACAATTACGAAGTCATGGAAATTTTGGTGGAGGGCGCAGCATGAACTTACCGATGGATCAAGAAAAGTTGGAGAACTTTGTGATGCAACATATCCATGCGTGGTCGCAGGAGTTCAAAGAATTAAATAATGATTTGGATGAGCATTTGATTCATATCATGCGTCGTGATTTCGATGACTTTAAAGAAAGTTTGCAGGAAAAGTTTGAGGCTTTTGAAAAAGCATTTGAGGGGGCGACCGCATGAGAACCTATGACGATAGACACGGCGGACCGTTCGACCGAGGCGGTGCGGATTATTGGTACGGTCGGGATTTTGATCCCCACTATTACAAGGGCGCAACTTATACGACCGACCGCGTGGAAAAGGCGGATATGACATTGGCGGAAGTCAACGCATATAAAGCGGGGTATATTACAGCGCGAAACAATGGCGATCAGAAAGATTGGGGGGACGCATGTTCCTGATCGAATGGATTTATAAATTGTTATATGGTGATGATGCTGTTGACGATTTGCGAGACAATCCAAAACGCCGACGTAAATAAATAAAAAATTAGCCCGCTTGACCGCGGGCTTTTCTTTGTTCTATAGTATGCGATATGTCTTATACCTACGGAGGGCAAACCATGTTAAAGACTGTAGAAACCAGCCGCGCAACCAAGACCAAAGGCGTCGCTGTAACATATCGGGCGGGAAGCGGTGAAAAGTTTGCGACCTGCCCAGCCGATTGCAAAATGAATTGCAGCGGTAAAGGCGCAGCTAAATTAGATCACGAATATTTGGATGCGCTATTGGATGCGGTGCCGCGTAAAGGTGTCTCGTTTACATATTCGCATTTTGATCCAAACGTTTTTGGCTGGGGCAAAAAATTAAAAGCGGGCAAAACCGTCATAAACTTTTCTACAGAAAGTCCAGCAGCGGCAGCGGCGTCAATTTATAACGGCGTTCCGTCGGTGGTGGTCGTGCGTGATGATTATTGGCAAGGCAGCAAAACCCAATCCGCCCCGTTTGATACAACGATTGTGCGGTGTCCTGCGGAATATCGCGAGGGGTTTTCGTGCCGCGATTGTGGCAACGGCGTTCCATTGTGCGCCCGTCTTGATCGTGATTACATAATCGGATTTACAGCGCATGGCCCCAGCAAGCGGAAGGCGGCAGACGTGACGACGCGCGGCGGATGTTATGCGGATGCGGGCAATTGTCGTATTTGGTGGGATGACACTGCGAACGGGCAGCAAGATGAAACCGACGCGGAAAAGATCACCCGCTTTGCAAAATCCCTCCCGCCGCGGTCGATCATCCGCCACCATGTTGCGGGTGATATTGGGGCCGAATAACTTTTTCAAAAATTAAGCTTGCAATCATATGCGAGTTTATGCGATGTTAATGGGGCGGGGTAATCCTGCCCCGTTTTATTTTGTCTTAACTACGGAGAATTTAGACATGACTTATCAAACAAACGCGTTCGCGCATGGCATCGGAAACAGCGCAGTTTCATCACAATGGTTTTCACGTCCAGACGATCAGAAATTTTTGTCACTGGATGACATGTTAGCGTTCAAAAAAGTTGATGCGCAGCGCATGACATCGCGAACAGTGGACACTCACAAGATCAAGATTGTGGGCGACGTTGATCCAGAAAACCCCAGTCGGGGCGATATCTTTATTGAATATACCGACGACGACCGTCGCGAACATTTGAACACGCCCACCAATTGGTCGTTTGGTCAACTGTCGCAATTGGCTGGGGCACCCGCAGGCTATTTAAAAGACCTGCCCGCACCGATTGCCGCGGACTGTATCCAGTGGGGATTGCGTCACAATCGCGGAAAAGAATTGATTAAAGTTTACGGGCACCAATCCGACGGCGGAGAATTGCGGGCCGCAACGGGTCCAGATTATGGGCGGATTTACGATTGGGAAATTTTGGAACCAATCAAGAATTTGGTCGATGCGTCGGGCGGACAATGGAAAATCCCGGGCATGATGACGGGAAGCCAAAACGGGCTGGCGGTATATGATCCCGACGTGCCCGTGTCGCTGGAGACAACGACGCTGTTTGCATCCGACCGCGACGTATTTGTGTTCTTAGTTGACGACCGCAACCCAATCGAAGTTGGTAAGCTTGCCAACGGCGAACCTGACCTGATGTTCCGCGGGTTTTATGCATGGAACAGTGAAACGGGCAGCAAGACCGCGGGCATTGCGGCGATGTATTTGCGCGGCGTTTGCATGAACCGCAATTTATGGGGCGTTGAAAATTTCCATGAAATTAAAATTCGTCACACTAAATTTGCGCCCGACCGTTTCGCGGCAGAGGCCCGCCCCGCTTTGCAATCTTTTGCGCAGGGTGCAACCGCGACTTTTGTCGAGGGTGTACAAGCAGCGAAGGCCGCCAAAATTGCGAGCGATGACGACGACCGCCTTGCATTTTTAACTAAGCGGGCGGGATTGTCTGGACGCATGGCGAAGGCAGCAGCGGCCCGCCATATCGCGGAGGAAGGCCGCCCCGTTGAAACCGTGTGGGATGCAGCGCAAGCGATAACAGCGATTGCCCGCGACGTGCCCCATCAAGATGCGCGGATTGAAGTTGAACGTAAGGCGGGCGCATTGCTGGACGCGGTCGCAGCATAAACCCACCGCAACCCGTAGGAACTGGCCCGCCATTGTGCGGGCCTTTTTTTGTGGGGGTTTACTTTTGCAAAAGTTATCGCATATAATCGCATCACCGCGGGGGCAACCGCGGCAACCTTTAACCTACGGAGGCCAAAACATGGCACAGAATATCTTTCAACTTAACTTTCGCCCGTCTGAAATTTTACTTGATCGCGTGTTAAATCCGACCCGCGACGAAAACATAGGGGCAGCAATTCCCGCCGATCTAATCGAAGCTTGCGGGATTATTCCCGATTTCTTTTGCGCGGCGTGTGTTGGTTGCGGCGATGATCTGACACTGGAGAACGTTTGCGCGGGCATGGATGACGCCTACGGATACGGCGGTTTTAAATATGCATGGTCGGGGAATGTGACAGATCGCGGCGTATATGAGGCCACAAACGATGACGACCCCGACATGGCACCGCTTGCGCGGTTCGGGTTTGACGGTCGGTTTTTCTGTTATGTATACGACTACGGCGTGGCGGCTGTAGTTGATCGGGAAAGCGGGCAATTCAAGGTCGCGCGGTTCGATTAATCCCGACCAACACAAAACAACGCGGGCGGTCCATTGGGCCGCCTTTTTTGTTCCTACTTTACTTTTTATAAAGTTATCGCATATATTCGCATCAGGGCGGGCAAGCCCTTAATCTTTAACTACGGAGAAAATCGACATGATCGAGATGAGAACAAACCCCGACTATTTACATTCTTTAGCGGCGGACACCCGCGAGGCGGGCCGCGAGGAAACCGCGAAAGATTTAGACAACGCCGCGCATGATATCAAAAATTTGCGTGATTATGGTTGGACGCTGGAAAAGACAGTCAACGAAACCAGCGCGGAAATTCAACGCTGGAAAGATAAAGCCGCCGAATATGAACGCATGGCGGAGGCGCGCGAACAAAACTATAACGCCGTTTGTGAACAACGCGAAACCGCAGCCGCGGGATTATTGTCGATCCTGCGCCCCGGACTGGAACGCATGGTTGCGGATTTTGTGGGGCAGCATTTGAACGACTTGCAAGGCGACATCGAAGACATGAAAGAACGCGTTGACGACATCCCG